CTCAGTTCTAGATTTCTCCAACTCGAATAATTTCTCCCTTAAAAATGAACGTTCCTCTTCATACTTCTTTGACAACTCTAAAACAACTTGCGCCTCCCTCTGATACAAAGCCTCTGATTCCATGGCTGCTCGCTCTGCTTCCACGACAGCTTGCTCTAGCTCTGCCACCCGAGAACGATATCCGCAGGATCTTACGAACAAAAAGATAAGCGCTCCCAACAGAACGACAATAACAATATCACTTTTTCGCACGACTTCTCCTCTCCCTTACCTTACTTACAAAATACCTCGCCTTTCTATCAAAAGCCTCCTCGGACAATTGCTCAAATACCCACTGACCTTCCTGACCATGCACAGGATTCAAATGAGGCACCTCACCTGCCAGAATCTCTATCGGAATCCCCTTTGGAAAAGCTGGACAAGTCGAGTTGGAAAGATTAAAATGCCGACAAAACAAACATTGTATTCTCTGCATCATCTTGCTCCTAGCATAAACTCATGCATCCTTTTTAAAATTACAACTAAATTCTTAGGAATTGGCAACCCAAGTCGCCAAGCTGAATAAGCCTCGGCGATGAATTCGCCATAGTCGAGTGACGCATACTCACTTATCATCCTCGCAATCTCTTCCTTACTCAACGCCTCATAATATCTCTTGAGAGCTTGTGAAATATCTTTTGCCTCATCAATATTGACCCCCGGAAGGGGAGGATTCACAATTGTTTTTTCTAATGCAGCGGAAAGAAAATGACCCATCTCATGCTCAACAGTCCCCTTGATGAATATTTGAACATCATCAGCTTTCCGCATGGCTTTAGCGGCGATTAAAAACTTTCTCAATCCGTGAGAATAATACATCGTCTCTGCTATTCTCTGAAAACCTTTCGGCGTTAGAGTATAATAACTAAAGAAAAGCTGGGGTGGTCTGAAAAAAGGTTGAGAGGCCATAATGTATGTTGCCTTCTCTGATGCTACTTCTTCAAATACCAAGCCAATCGTTGTCTCATACCACTTCCCGACCCACTCATCCAAACTTGCAACAAGCGCCTCTCTGCTCACGGGATCCATCTTCTCTATGGCACTGAAAACCTTGGATGATATGCCGACCGACTCGCTCCACTTTTTTACTACTGACATAACATCCACGCTCGCGAGATCGCTTATCTTCTTTCCATCAGGACGGGCGGCAAGAAAAAACCGACTTCTCTCGTGTACCAACAATTCACCATACTCGCCAAGATCCAAAACAAAAGAACCGTCTGGATTAACGGACGTGACCCTCCCAACTGCCATCTTTCCAAATCGGATCGTATAAATGTAATCGCCTTCGCTAACAACTGCGGCATCGTCTATCAGTCGCATCCCCCTAGCCATCAAAGACCTAGCTCTGACAACCAACTCCTTCGTTGAAAAAGCTGGTGTCGCTCGAAGATTATACGTCCGCAACTTCTGAATAATAAGTTCGTTAATATCTCTTCTGGCTGCGACCCATAACTTTCTAGCCTTACCCTCGGTAACGGCCATCTTCATCCGAAAAACATTCATCAACTCGAACAATTCATTTATTTCCCGTTCGACCGCTTCTGGTATACCGCTCCCCGCCGCCGATTTAAGATGAACCGACTGACCAAAAGGAATCCTTGGTGCTTTGGGTGTTACGGCTGCCCAATATGGTTCATACCTTGCTCCACCCGGAGTGGCTCGCGTCGCTTCCTTAACCAACTGCAACGTGCAATGACAATTAAACAAACACCTGGTATCTCCCGCTCTCGGAGTCGTGGGTAAATCTCTTTTTCTGAAAGGCGATAAAGCGTTCAACTCTACACAATCAGGACAATTATCTCCTTTACTCGGAATTCCTAAGCTCCAAAAAAACAACGCGTCGTCGGGAGAACCCACTACGAACCCATTCCAGAACTGCGTCTCCACAGATTTCCCATAAGCCTTCATTCTGTGTTCCAATGTGAGCAGACCCTGACGTTTCGCTTTCAAATCATCTATCAACCGATCCAGAAACCTAGCCTCCGTCCTCATTGCACGTTTCAAAACCGACTTCTCTATATTCGTAAGCGCCTTATCTTTGAAAAAAGGATTGCCTGCCGCCTGCCCACCCAAAAGAAAAGCATCTTTGTAAGCTGTCCTCAACAGCTTCCGAGCTTCAGTACGAAAAGTATCAATCGGAAGCCAACCTTTATATGTGGAAGACATTAAAGTGGTCAGGTTTCTAGATACTGACTTAATTAAAGACTCCCGCGCCTCCCACGCTTTCGTTGCCAACGCAATATCGAAACCGCCGACTGCAAAGAAACTCTGGGCCGCTATATCCGCTGGAGTACTAGAAAATGGGGCGGTGGTCAACTGTGCAATATCATAAGTGATGGACTTGACAGACTCTTGATACCAGTATTCGTCTATCGCGTCCCAATCCTCATTAAGTCGCCCAATCATTTCTTAGATTTCCATCTCCCGTTAACTCTTCTATACTTCTCGAACACTGCTGACCAAGCCTCTGCTACGGGATCAACTGCGTCTGCATCTAACGCTTTCAAATATTCATCACGCCATAACTGAGCCACATGCAAATCATAAAGAAACTTCCGACGCCTAAACCTTCCCAACGCGAACAGCGTCTCGAAATTTTCTGGAAGAATAACATAACCGTGGTCCTTGATCCACTTTCTAACTGACGACTTATCCCACTTATCCTTCGCGAATAAAATAGTCTGCGTTGCCCACTTTCCGGTGGATTTTAGAATGCACCTAACAAGACTAATACCCTTGCTCTTAGAGATCACAAGAGTACGATACGAACCCTGGCGGCATTTCTTTGGGTCGAACTGTCTAACCCTAATAGAGTTCCCGGTTACATCTATTCCTGGCATTTCTGATACTTTATCTCGACAAGAATTGCTTTATAAATATCTACTATCTCTTCTTTGCTATAAGGTCCCATCTTCAACCCTTTCGCCAAGTCATCCAACTTCTTCCGCAACCACGCCGGAGCCTTGACTCCGGACCTTGCTCCCGCTGCCATCTGTCTTGCTGCCACAACTCCATAATAGCTTATCGGCCCCGCCTTTCTGAACAACCCGGTCTTTGGATTGACTCCGCCGGCTCCAAACCTATACGGATACTTCCACGTTGATTTTTTCTTAGGATCTTCCACCCAAAGAAAACAATCGGGTGGAAGATTCTTACGATACTTATCGATATAGGGACCCCATGGTTTATAAGAAACGGGAATCCCCCGATATGAAGTAACTCTATTTTTCTTGTCCGCCATCTTTCCTTCTCCTTGAAGAGTTAGTCATCACCTCCAACCTTGCAAACCGTGAGACGCAATCTCTTCGTGTCGCCTCAAAGTCGCGACTTAAATTAGCCAACCCTCGGCTTACGCTACATACCTTTTTTTCGATACCCTCATAGAGTGGAACAAAATGAGAAAACGCCTTCGACAAATCGTCAACTGTATTCTCCACTTTTGAAAGGCGTGGCACTATCACGTCATCGATGCTCAGCTTTAGAGAAGTAAGTATCTGGCCGTTGGTCTCCGCTCGGACTTCATGTTTGCTCGCCTTCCCGTTCCCGTTAATCTTCCCGATAATTACCTTAACGAAAGAAAATACATCTTTGAGAATAAGATAGGCCACTCCGCCTGCCATAAAATAATACGCCTCGACGGGTAAATTGCTCACTGACTACCTCCTACTCATTCACTATGTAATAATCGTAACCATCATTAGACAAAGCCTCTTTTATTGCCTTCTCTACCTTCTCCACCTGAGATCTCGTTTCAGGATCCGAAAGCACTAGCTTCTTTAGATTATCCAACTTAATTTTATCAATCTTCTTCTCCTCCTCTTCCGAGGACGCCCCCATCATATCCAAAAGTGAATCTGCTTCCTCGGCTGAAAGATTGAGAAAAAGATTTCGAATAATCCACTCGGTCGGAATGGAGACACCCATATCTGAATACAATTTTAAAGTAGAAGCCTTTAACTCTTCTATTTCCCATCTAACTTTCTCGTCTGGATCACCAAGAGGAGGAAACTTAAACCGCCACGCAAAACTAAAAGGATCAACTCCGGCTAACAAAAACTCAAGCATATAGATTTTCTTTAACCCCTCAATCAACGACAAACGATGACGGCGAACCTCTCGTGCAAACGCTATGTTTTGCTGCACTAACGTAGCTTTCGCATTAACGTCTCTTTCAAAACCAAGAAATGCCTTAGGAACCTTTGTCCCCGCAAACAACTTATTGTGGAAATGCTCAACGTCAGTTATTTCGCCAAGATTCTGATCGCCCTCTATGACTCTGAAGCTAGATACCCCACCCTTCCTAACAGGCACATAAATATCCTCTTGTGGTTTCAACGGATCGTCTCCATATCTCAACTTCCCGTCAGAATCAAAATATGGCATCCGTCTATTTATGAGCTGAATCTTTCTAATATACCTGGTGGCTTCTCTCTCACTCATTCCTGTAACATCGATTTCATAGACGCCGCGCTGATTTGCTCTAACGACACGAGTCACGACCAACGTATCCTCCAACATACGTAAAACCCGATACGTCCTCCGCAATCTCTTTAACATCGAATGCTTGTAGCCGTATAACTCATCTCCGATCTTAAAATGGACTATTTCCCATGGAGCAAACTCCACTTCCGGTTTACCGAACTCATTGACCTGATAAAAAGGTTTTTCTTTATTGACTATGCCATCTTCGGTATTAATATACATCGTCTCCGCGGGTAACGGCTTCAACTTAACGATCGACTGAGGAGAACAGACAATTTCATAAAAACAATCACCGTACTTGACGATCTTCCTAACAATAAACCAAACTTTATCCTTCAACCCAGTACGCTTCTCCAAACCCGCTATTGCATCATTTATAGCATTAAGCTTTGTCCCTGCACTCTTCTCATCCACCACGCAAGAATACAACTCGCTCTCGGTCGTTCCGCTAACTGCGAAATCGGCGTGCACATCCAGCGATGAAGAGAGCTCCACAATATCATCATCCATATCCGAATAATCCTTATAGTGCGACAGCCGATCTTCGTCCAATTTAAAAAGACGAACATCGCTCCAACTAGTCTGACGGCGCTCAGACGTTACGGGTATTGATTCCGGTTCCGCCCTCTTAAAAAGAGAAGTAATCCTATCTATAAGACGCTTTTGCAATTCTGCCATATTCCTACCTCTAACTAAAGAATAAGTCGCTCAGTGACCAATGTCAAATGTTTTCGACCTGCCACGTGAAACTACCCTCACGCACAGAAACGCTCGTCAATCTAGCGAATTCTGGATCGCATTGAGCTTTTACTTTCTCCGAAAGAACCAAAATAAAATTAAGCGGAGTTGGATCAACGTGCTCAAACTCATCCAGGTGATTTAAAACTCTGTGCTTAAAATCGGACAGAACTCGGTTGGTCAACCTTTCAATATCTCTCGAATGCACAGAACGTTCTAACTCAAACTCAAACTTCAACTCCCACGTATGCCCATGAAGTGAACTCTCCGATCCGACATACTCTGTTGAAAAGTGAGCTATATCTACACTAGTCGTCTTGACGACTTTTGCTCTCATACATTTCCGCCTTTCTCATCCATCTTTTGACCGTCGATCGAGCTACTCCGAACCGCCTAGACAAGTGAGTGATTGGAATATTTCGATTACGATAAAGCTCTAAACATTTACGCCCGACCTCGAGTTGAATGTCGCTTGCATGATGCCTCATTCCATTAAATCCTTTTCAGTCTTCGCTTCGCTGTTTTTCTCATAAAACAATCCCAAGATACCTGCCAATACCACGAAAGCAACAACTATCACCCAAAAAGGTAATGTCTTGGCTACAACCCACAAACGACGGATCATTTCCAGACCGACGACCAAAGAAAGACCGACAATAGCCATTGCAATTACCCCGGCCAAAAACGCCACAGTCTTAGACGATTGCATTTAAACCTCCCGCTCATTAAACAACTTACCCTCTGACCTCCAAACCCTTCTAACAGGAAAAGTACCTCTACTAGTGGCGGAAGTCAAATATCCTAACCGTTCCAGACGACGCAAATCACGACGTGACAATCCGGTCTCGGATGTCCAAAGCGCTACGCCTGGAAATACAAAACGCTTTCGGGCCTCTTCGATCAACGCATTCAAATCTGAAGTGTGTTTAGTCATTATTCCTCCTCCAAACCTTCTTCCAGCTCTTTTAAAAGAGTTTCCTCATCCAGCTCGTCCGTTTTGGGTTGAGGTTGTCGACCTCTCAACCTGTCAACGAACTCAGCCTTAATTCTTTCGTCTTCTGAAACTCTGGGTTCCTCCCTCCTAACTGAAAAATCTGAAGACGTCTGCCAAACTTCATACGTAGTAGCGTTCCAAACCATCCCCGCCACTCCGTCCGCCACATCCTTTGAGCCGTTCGGTGGATGATCCACCTTCCCGGACTTCGGATCCCGAACGAGCTGTTGTAACTCTCTGAAAAGAGGATCATAATGATAACACTTAAACCTGCCCTCATAAATTGCTTCTTTGAGAACATTGTACTGATCGTCTGTCCTATCAACCGAAAGATAACCCACTATCTCATCGCCGAATCGTCTCTTCAATATCTGCATAGAATCCTTAGACTGATACTGATCGTACGTTATCCTAGCAAACGTAAATCCACAAAGCCTTCTAAGATCGTACAACAGTTGACGAACATCTTCTATCTGAATCTCTCCCTCAAGAGGAGGCAAGATTCTAAGAATTAAATCTGCCACAATAACAGGAGCCACCTCATCTATTTCCTCCACCTTCTCATCAGTCTCGCGTCGACGTTTTACTTCTTTCAACTCCGCTATATGACCCACACAGATTCCGCAAGCGTCCTCTGAAAGCCCAAGATCTATATGACAAAACCTTCTAGCTTCTGGATTTAAAGCGGGTCGAGGTGGCTTATCCTGCGGTATCCTTGGATCTACCAAATCTCGAAACCGAAGTGCCAGATTCAACTCGGTCGAAACTATCCCTCCAGAATACATCGTTGAAAACGGAACCGGAATTCTTGAATCCACGCAAGCCTTAATGGCATCATCGTTGGTGAAAAACCTGTGAAGCGAGCGGACATTTAAACCGACCACATCTCGAATAGCACCTTCCAAATCTCTATCGAAATCCGACTTATACTCTATTGGAACTGCTACCACCTTACCCTTCTTCTTGTACACCTCCAACTCCTTATCATCCCTTATTTGATGCGGTTTTGACCAGGCGTCACCAACAAAAACATAGAACGTCTTACCCGAAAACCTAGAAGCTGGCTTAGTTTCCCACGTAGAGTGAGAAATGACCATCGTATAAGGATCATTCTCAGCTATTATCTTATCCAAAAAATCATCTGGATATTTAGCTGACGAATTTAAAATTAACATCCCCGGAATTCTGCCTTTCTTCTGGAACCGAGACTTCATTCGCCGCCAAACAGCATCGTGAAGTTTCTTAGCTTGATCCCACTCCCTCTCCGCTGGATTTCGAATCTTCTTGCTACCAACCACAACCGGGAAGAAATTAGCTTCCTCAATAACACCGCCGAAAAGATTTTCTCCCAACGGAGCCAGCTCAGACGACGAACCCGGCACAAAAGAAATGAACCGCTGCGGCCAATACAACGCCAGCTTCAAATCCTGAGAACGAGGAAAATACTTCCGAAACCATGGTGACCCGTCCATCATATCTCTTAATGTTGCAAAAAACACACGACGAGCATGCGTGGCAGATACGGACAAATTCATGAATGAAATATGAGACGCTGGAGACAAACCATAATACCCCTGAGGATCTCTCAAACAACCAAGCTCATAAAGAATCCGATTCATACACAACGCGGAAAGAAACGTCTTGCCCCACCCTATTGATCCAGACAACACCACCCGAAGCGGTCTGGGATTGGCCTCCATTATCCGTAAAAAATCGCTTCTTACCATTGGCCAAACATTATTACCAACATGCCCAAAATACTCTGGATCTCTCAGCCATCTCGTACAACTCACGGGTTCATGAATGTACTTCTCCTTAAGATACATGGAAGGTACGATGAACTTTTTTTCGCCTGTCTTTGCGGCTAAAGATACAAGAAACCTATGTATTTCGAGCGGAGAAATTCCTAGCTCCCTCTCTGCCTCTTGAAACAAAGAGGTATCCAACTGCATTATTTCTCCTTTATCATCTTGGCTTTGATTCTACGATAAAACTCCAACTCCGCCTGTGGATTACCGTCGTTCGGTAAAACGAACTTCTTCTTCACCGTTTCGCACGCTTTCGCATAAGGCATGACCATTGGAAAATCCTTTTCGAAGTTGCCCCTATAAACATCCTCCAAACCATGCTTAAAAATAAACTCTCTCCACTCATCCAAACTCTTTCTCCAGAACTTCCTGGACTCCATGACTATCCTTGCTTGCTCCAACGTAGATCTGCGCAACATACAGAACGTATGTTCCTGCGCCGCTCGCATAACAGGAAACGAACGAAATCTTCTATTCTTTCCGGCCACCTTGCAAAAAATCTCATCGCGGTTAATATCACACTCATTCATCAAATCGTGATTTTCCATCGGGGTGTAAGGTGTTGGATCTAAATGCGTAAACTTCATAACTACCCGAGGATAACGGTCAATGTCTGCTGGAAGCTCTTCGACAAACGCATCCACGTCGAACGGCTGATGCACTATCAGAAACAATTCCCAATCTATCTTCAACCGTTTGGTTATTGCCAAAACTGACCTAATCTCTTCCGGTTCGATTGGCTTGCGATACCAAAGCCTACGCTGCGGGGTCAACCCCTCAATTCCTATATGAAGAAACTTTGACTTAGCATACTTATGCGGAGCCTGAAGAAAGCGTTTCACCGACACCGACTGAGCCGCTGAACAATCGAGAGTCGCAAACTCTCCCGTGTCATTCCCGACGAAATAAATACTCCGACCTCGATCTGCCAACGCTCGAAGAGGTGCCAACCTTTTTGGAGGAACCGTCTGATACTTATTCGCCCACGAAGTAAAACAGAACGAACACTTATTACGACACCCGCGACCCACCAAAAAATAATACATCTTCTTTGAAACCTGCACCGCTGGGATTTCATGCCATGGAATCTCGTAGCTTGGATAAGTTGGTTTGCCCAACTTTCCGCGATAAGTTAAATAGGATTGCTCCTTACACCACTCGATCAGTCCTTCCACTCCCTTATCTGTCGGAAAATTCTTCATGAAATGATACCCTTCGCCTGCGCAAACAAAATCCGCAAAATTCAAAATGTATGCCGGTGTGAATCCTTCTATTCCGCCCGCTATAATCAGCGTCTTCGGAAACTGTTCTCTTAACTTTGCCAACTTATAAACATCACCCGGAGAGTACAACGTGTAAAAAATGACGTTAAAATCCTTGGAATGGTCGGTTCTAAGACCCTTCTTGGCTAAATAATAACGGAACAGTCCCACCACATAGCCAGACAGCATATTCCTCTGCGAAGACGTATGCCAGATCCTTAACGGTTCTGGCGTCTTCTTTACTGCTGGCGCTTCTTTGACAATACCTTCTTTCGCCATTCCTCATACTCCTTCTGTTTTGCGACCCGCTGAGATTCTTTCAGTTCCTGCCAATAAGCCATAAACTCTTCTGACCCGGGTAGCTTTAAGTTGGTGGGTGGTCCGACCTCCTCCGTCAGAACCTCTATCAGATACTTGGCTATCCACTCACCCGCCAACTCCCGTTCCGAACGATTCGATCCGAACCGTTTAGAAAGCAGTGACACTATCTTATCTATAACTTCCCTCTGAACAACGCCTCCAAAACTTCCAAACGATATCACTATCAGATCCGCACCGATGGGAACATATGTCTTGCCATCGGATTCTCGATACTCTGCCTCTGGTGAAAGAGGTGCGGAATCTTCTGCCTCATCCACATCTTCCACCACCTGCTCCAACGATATCGGACTCTCAATATCCACCGCTAGCATACCCATATCAAGCTCGTTAACGTGTGGCTTTATAAGCTTGGCTACCTCAAGAGTGTCGTAGAATCCGAACGACTGATTATCTAACAGCGAAATCTCTATCTTCTCCGCATACGATCTAGGTGTCACAACACAGACTTCCACCATCTCATCATCGGAATAACCCAAAATCTCTTTCATCGCGCGATACCGCATATTCCCACCGCCTACAACATACTTACCTTTCTCTCTTTCCTTAGGCCATACCGTCAACGTCTTAAATAGCCCATACTTCTCTATACTTCTTGCTAACGCTTGCAATTTCTCCGGTGTGATAATTCTTGGATTCACATCCCACATCTCGATATCACCAAATCTAACAGTCTTAAACTCCGGTGGATGCTTTGTCGCTGCAAGTCTTTGAGTGTGATCCATAGACTCTATAACCACCTCACCAACCTGCATCTTGCCCTTCTTCTTCGGCTTAACCTTTTTAACTCTTCGTGGCATTTTCTTCCTCGCTTTCTAACTTTTCAAGAATCCTCTGCGACGCCCAAAGAACTCCTTCACGCATTGCCTGCCTGGTATTTCCATACTTTCGATGAAGAAGCTCTGCGACCGCATCAGTATACACCGCTGAAATGGTACAAATGTAATGACCCAAGCCTATCACTCCTAAATAACCCGTAACGGGATAACGGCAATGGGGGCCCTCGTTCTCGGATGCGTGAGGTACGATTGGCAGCTCTTCCATCTCCTCTATCGCGCCATAATCAAAAGCTATGGTTTCCAGCAACATCGGAGGTGAAACGGAAAAAGAAATCATATCCATGTCAATCTGATCCGCATACGGTCGAACAAGATTGGCAACCTCAAGCTCATTATACAGCCCGAAAGCCTGATTGTCTAAAATAGAAAGCTCTATCTTTTCCGCTTCCGTCTCTGGAAAATTTAAAGAAATGTAGATAGGTTTACCCCTCGGCCACTTCAGAACATCCTTCAATACCCTATACCTCATATTCCCGCCACCCGTTACAATCTTATCACCTTCTTTCCAACACGTAAGATTCTGAAACATCCCATACTTAGCTACACTATTTGCCAGCTGCCGCAGTTTGGTTGGATCAATCTTTCTAGGATTCTTCTCCCACTCATGAATCTCTCCGAACGGAACCGCCTTAAATTGAGGTGGCTTCCGCTTCTTTTTCTGTGCCATACAATCCTCCTTACAATTGTATTTCTAGGAGAATAAATCTCCAATTTTATTGTTTTCTCCAACAGCTAAAGTGGAAATACCGCAAATAACTTTATTTTAAAAATCCTCTGACCGGTTCATTTGCTATTTTTCAATCCTCCTCCTGACAGTTGGGACACAACCACTTTCCTTCAATGTTTTTCCATCTATAATGTTTTTCGGCTATCTTAATTATGATTTTTTTATCTTCATCTGCCATGGATGATAATGATAGGTTTTCGTTTTCCCCCAGCATACATAAACATTTATCGCAACTCATCACATAAAATAGTCTTTTTTGAATTCCCATCTCAATCCTTCTTCGATTCTACCTCAAAAGAACAACTATCGTCTGGTGCAGTCTTTTCTGAATCATCATGCCGGAAATAAGAACCACCTCCGAAAACCTTCCTCAACTGCCAAACCACAAACGACAACGCAACACGAAAAACACAACTCCAATTTATACGGTTCATCGTCTCCACACTCTCCGGATCGTACAGCTTTGCCAAACCATACATCATCCTAATTAACGGAATTCGCATATACCACCTATAATATTCAAGCGGATGATAACCCAACCCGTAAAGCTGATGCGCCACCTTGGAACAATCTAGATCTCGACCGTTAGGATTTGACAAGAAAAATCTCATTCCTTATTGTCCTTCTTCCCATTTTTAATCTTTTTAACATAAGAGAAAACCTCCAACCCACATTCTCCACACAATTCCAACGATATTCTTCCTGAACCAGGTATTTCAGAAACGAAGAGATAAGTTGGAGATTTAATCCTTTTTTGGCAGAGATCACATAACGTTATTTTCATTTTTCATCTCCATTACCGCTATCGGCTAACGCTTCGGAGGCGTGTTTGCGCAACCACTCCATTATCCTATCAACTTTTTCGACTTCATCCTCCGTGAGCTTAGTGTCCAACGGTCTAGTCTCGGGTAACTGCTCCAGAACCCGAGCCAAATAAAGGTCTAACTCTATACACTCTTTTGCCTCTTTGAAATTTCTTATCTCAACTCCCGTCTCCATCAGCTCTGCTCTTAGCCTTCTTATCTCTGCATTCATCTCCGCTATCCTTGCTGGATCTGGTTCCCGAGAAGCTGCCTCTTCAAGCCTGCTAATCTGAGTCAACAACCTAACCGTCTTCTGCACTCGACGTGAAAAAGCGACCAACCCCTGCTGCAACATTCCACGATAACCTACTACGTTCCTGGTGGACTGAATTATCTTCTCTCTCATCTGCTCTTCGCGCTTCTGTCTTTCCTCCATCTCTTTGCGTTTAACCCAATCCTTCCAATTCTCCTTCTTCGCCCACCTTTTTATCTTGGTATAGAACGACTCGAACTTCGGATCATCTTCAGAACGATTAGGATACAGCTGAGAGAACCTTATTGCTGCGGTTTCACGAAGAGTTCTACTTTCACCTAAATAGTAATATATTTCAAAACTCTCGGAATGGTTAGGATATTCGGAATCCAAAACGTCCGTATCGTCCGCTTTCTTATTAATTTGAGTTTCTTTTGCCATCAACAAAAAAGATACTCATTTATAGCTTAAAAGTCAAGTGAAAAATGAAAAAAAGAACAAAAGGCGACAATTTTAAGGAAGAAAAAGTAATACTCGACTACCGATCAACGAAACTGATCGGAACGGAAAGACGAACAAAAGTAACAATTAGTCATTGGGAACGAAAAGAGGGCAAACGCCTTTGGGTTTCCGAACTCCTTTTAAACACTGCGACGATTCCCCCAAATAAAATCGGCAATTTGCACATATGTCTTCGTCTGCTGGGACGAAATCGGGGCAAGCTTCTGGACCCGCTAGAATCTCCTCGTTACAGTACGAGCAAAAAGCCTTCTCGGCTCCACTTTCCATCGTCACTACTTTAAAATACTGACAATCTGGACAGCGAGAAGACTCAGTAGTCGGAACAAAAAGCTTACAACTCCTCCGAAGAAGCGATAGATTACGCGCTGGAAACGACTCGGAACAAGCGAACTCGCCGTCGTCTATCACCAAATGTTTACAACGCAAACAGACACACGTCTCAGAATCCTCCAACTCTTCAACGTCATTTTCCTCATCCTGCCGCTTAAACTCCGAACACGGACAAGAAGCTTCTATAACACCCCCCTGAAGTGAACATCGCGCGATCTCATTACCATTTAAATCCTCTGCCACGCTAAAATAAACACAATCAGCAGGACGCTTCGCCGTTTTGGCTGGAATAAACCGGCCGCACTTAGTCCAAAGGCGAGAAAGAGTACGACCGGGAAAGGACTCGCCGCAAAAAAATTTGCCTTTATCAATCAGCAAATGACCGCACTCCAAACAACCACCCAATCTAGAGGGAGAGTCGTTCGGAACGGAAATAGTATGAATGGTCGTACCTGGAAGAAACGACTGACGACCGTAATAAGGACGCGTGACTTCCTCCTTAACTTTCTCTGAAATCTCTTTACGATACCGTTCCTTCTCCTTCGCCGTTAATGAATCCGCTACCACCACATTAAAAGGATCAAAAGTCACCCTAGCTGGAAAAAAGATAGATGGAAGGCCGCATGACTTCTGTAGATCGGATCCTAAAGATGACAAATAACTCAAATCGACATCCATTCTCGCTTTCATCGAACCATCCACGCACATAACCACACTAACCAACCACCCGGTAGAGCGGGCTAACTTTGCTATCGTGTCAGTGTCAATGGAGGACCAAAAGGTTCCCATCGAAACATGAGAATGTATCCAACATTTTAAAGCCTCTGGATTCTTATGAGAACTCAAAAAAGCGGCCACGGACGCCATATCGAATGACGCTGAACCGAATGACACCTTCTGATCCAACAGATGAACCTGCTTAATAACGAACCGAGAAGCCTCTGCGTCTAGCTTGACCTCTCCCAAAAACTGAACCTCGTTTGGGTCGCACTCACGAGCGATGAACAGCAACTTATCATAAACCTTTCTTGGAAAAAAGACTGACCAATCTGCTAATTCATCCCCAAACATGACATTATTGCTAACCTTTTTTACACCCTTCATTTTTACACCTCAAACTTAACGATAGTCAGATCCGCCATACTAATGGCGGTGTCCCGAACGACCTCGTCGTTCTTCAAATAGCGACGGACTATATTCGTCACGACGGACGCGACCATAAAGCCGACATCGATTATGGATCTGGCTGTACAAGACTGCTCCGACCCTTCTGCGTTAGAGAAAAGATTCTTTTCATACCACTTATGGTGCATCGCATCGTTGATAGGTCGAATAGCTAAAATCCGAATGGTCTCTCCGCCGATCCTACCATCAATATAAAGCGGAACGAAAATGTTCTTCTTAACATGTTCCCAGATTTCCTTGCGGCCGGCGTGTTCATGTTCTTCATCTTTTCCCATGCTGTCAACTGCCGCTATCACAATACCGTTCAAAACATCATCGGTTGACCAAAACCGATTCATGGCCTCCACTTTAGTACCTGTCAACTCCTCAATTATGTCCGCGAGCGCCTCAACCTTTGGCCTTCCTACGTCAGACAACTTGAAAAACTGATTGGGAACGTTGTGCTCTTCAACTACATCGCCATCCCAAACGGTTATCCTCGCCATCCCCAACTTTGCCAACGCAATTGCAGTAAAAGAACCAATGCCACCCGCTCCTATAACATGAACGTTAACATCTTCATAATCTAAAGGATTGAAAATATCAACCTGTCTGCGAAACTCCATCACTTTCCTCCTTTATAGGTTTAACGCCCCATCGCTCCGCCAGGCTCTCGACTGACGTGAAGCGATCATCATCGTTATAAGAATTCAAGAAATTCCAAATGACCTGAATTAACACCGTCCAATTCCAATCCGCCCACAACTTATACACCCCTTCCTTAATATCGCCCCAACAAACACTTTCGCCACTATCTGTCACATGAGGATGCGTATAACTTGTATTCTGATGGTCTAAATTAACAAGATGAATATCTGCGGTTGAGGAAGATGAAAGAGAAATGCAGATCCGAAACCGACCGAGAGGATAAATCATCCCATTGTATCGAATCCTAGCCTCTGTTGTATCAAATTCCAACCAAGAATTGCAAAACCCAATTCGTTCGATAAACGGAAAAGACGCTATTTCCTGTAACTGAGCCTCGACATCCTTACGAATGACCGCTCTGCGATCCGCAGTTGCCTTAGCCAACGCTTCCTTCTCCTTAGATATTGCTGCTGAAATAGAAATCATCGAATGTATCGTCTTGTCTACCTCCCTTTTTATTCCATTTAAGGGTGGAATCTGTGCAATGAAACTGTCGACTCCGGCTTGAAAAGCTTGCTCATACGAATCTGGAGAGCCTGCGAAAAGCTCCGCTATTCTTCGAAACTGTCTGGCGCGTTGTCGTTTTTCCTGCGGATCATCGACCTTCTCTGATTTTAGCTTATTCAGCTCATCCAACACAAACTTAGCGGAAAAATAGGCGGACACTGCCATTTTGAACTCTTTCTGTTTCTCATCAAAAGCGGCTGCCAAAACCGAAATCTTATCCCTCAACCCCCGCTCTATTCGACCGGACTGTGAAATCAACCTATCCGTAACTGCGTCGACCACCCTTGGTTCCACACTTGTGATCAAAATGCGCTGACGAGCCTGCTCCTCCGCCTTTCTCAATTTTTCCATCCTATTTGATTGAGCTGCGGAACGAACGTTGGGAACCGAAACTGACCGCAACCTACCATGCTCATCCACTCGCAGCTCTGTCTGAACTTCTTCTGGTTCGAGTATCGGGTACCTGCGAAAAGCTGCCTGAATCCGTCGTTGAACTTCACTAACCTCAATCCGCATCTCATCCAATACTGCCTGAACCCTATTTAAAGTCTCGGATGACAATCGAGGCTCTGAACCGGTATCTTCCGTAACTGATTGACCTTGAATCTGATGCCACTGCCAACCTTTCTCCTGACAAATATCTCTTATAATATTAAAAGACTCAGGATGAACACAAATATTGCCATCCTGATCCACGAATCCCAAAAAAGAACGATTACGAACTGATGCTAAGACGGTGGAGGCGGGAACAACTTCGCCACCCGCTGTCTTAACGACCCCCACCGCCCAAGAAGCATCAAGAAGGAACCGCATCCTTCACCCCGCTACAATAGAATCGACTAAAACCAAACCGTCTCCGGGTTTAACTATCGCTGCTTCATCGACCTGCTGACCGTTAAGGAAATACTGCTCTGCTCCACCCTCCAAAATGCCGCGCTCGATTAAAGTCTGAATAGACACTCCTTCCGGTTCCTCAATCACGACGGTTTTAGGTGGACGGCCTAAATGTAGAACCCTTATGCCTTCATTCGCTATCGCATTTTCTGACATTTAAAACCTCCTTATTAAAATCTCACTATCTATATTGTCACATTCTCTAAATTTTCACAGCTCTTAATAGACTCATAAAGTTTCTGTGCGTCGTCCTCCAACATCTGTTTACCATATCTAAGAATCAACTCCTTCTGCGTCTCCGCAAAAGACGAACCCTTCTCGGCGTCCCAGTACTCTAAAACTCGCTCCATACCTATCGTCATGGCTACCACTAAAGGCTCGAGATCGGCTTCAAACTTCGAATCTGCCACCCTAAGCTGTTGAGTTAGCTGGTAAAGAAGCATTCGAAAGTAAACCGCTTTTTCGTAAAAATTCATCGACTTTACTCTCCTCAAACATTAAAGTTGGTGGAGTCTTATGTATGACACGCCGAAGATACGATTTAAACTCTAAAAAATCTGAGTCGGTTCTAACTTCGAAAAGTTTTCTGCCGACCACCCTCGAAACCGCTCCGAACATTGAACAGTAAAGATAGCTGTCTGCGCCTACCAACGCATTTGAAGACGGTCTTACCATTCTGAAATACAACATAGGACAGCTTTTGCAGTCCAACCCATGACTCATACAAAACCCACACCACGGATCTGATGATGGAAAAAAGAAAAGACTGAAAAAGGAATGAACAAACCGGCGACCGTTGACTGTCTTGATTCTGCACGCTCTATTTAGAACTAACCAGCGAATAGAATCCAGCCACAACGCTGCATCATACGCACGACGTGGATCTCCGGGATACAGCACTAGCGCATCTACTGCTGCACCATACGCTTTCAGAAAAACATCAAAACAAACATCATTAAGATGAACCGAAAAAACTTCCGCCGCAGCCGCAACATTTACCAACGACTCATCCAATACCATTTCTTACCTCCACCTTCTTAATTGTCACGGAGCTAAAATCTTCACTTCTTCGTTTTTATTTCGAAATTGGATCCCTCATACTTCATACAAAGACTCAAAAAATCTGCCTCCAAAGATTGGCGTTGTGTTTCCAGAACCGACATAGGACACGTGAAGACCACCTCACAGCGGCGGTGGTCGTCGTTCGATGTGGATGCAGGCTGCGGCACATGCGGCGCCTCGAAAACGTCGCTATCCGCCTCTCTCCACCTTAAAAGATCTTCCAAATATGCTGGATCCCAACCGACCAAATACTCCTTCTGTTGTGATGTGGCTTCCAAGTACCAATTAATCAACTCATCATAATCCCAAGAGGCTTCCTCGGCTATCCTGCCTTCCGAAAGAATATAAGTCATGTACTCTTCCGCGCTAAGATTAACTCGAACGCATTTAATCTTATCAAGATTTAAAACTTTCGCCGCTTCCAACCGACAATATCCGCCCAAAAGAGTATTATCTGCTGAAACTATACACGGATCCACGAACCCATAACGACGAATCGACTCGACCATATGATCAACCTGGTCTTTGGGATGAATTTTTGGATTTCTCAGCAATTTAAGATCCTTTATAGAAATCCATTCTATTTCATTAAAATGTTCACGCAACTGCTCCTCCAATCTGTTTGATAGTTGAAACTCCATCCTTGCTCTTAAACACCCTTATCTCACCGTCGAAATCACCGATTAGAAAATTATGCGAAATAACATACACACCCCGCTCCTCTGCCCTGCTCTTTAACAAACTCAAAAGCCGCTCTGAACCAGAATCATCTAAATTCTCAAACACCTCGTCGAAAATTTGAATGTTCGTATCCACTCCAGTCTGATACGAAATTAAATCATGAAGAGCGAGAAGAACGATAACATCTATCTTGCGTTTCTCGCCGCCTGAGCTTTGTGAATACTCCACGCCGGACAAAGAAGACGTTTCGACCACAAACCGTTCTCTTGTCTCTCCCGATGAGACGGTCGTATAATTCTTAAACTCAATCCGAACCTCGCCATCTACGAGAAACTGCGAGTAATTCTCGGATGCCTGATTAAGAAACGGCAACACATTCTCCAAAACCAGCGTCCTGATTCCACGATTTGAAAACCCCACCAGCCAAAAATCTAATCCTTCGATTACTGAATCTATAACCGAAAGGCGATGGTTAATCTTCGCTTCTTTCGCTTCCAAATCATCTATCAACCTATCAATCTCCGCCTGCTCCTTCTTCTTTTCTTCCACCCTTCTTTTCTCTGCCTTCATATCTGTTAGAAGCTGCGCTTCCTCGACTTCAAGACTTCGAACCTTCTTATCTAACTTCCTCTTAATTTCTCTAAAGGCACGCAACTTTTCCTCGACCCTTCCAAACGATGCCTGAGACTCCACCAACTTGTTCTCTTTAATTCGTAGCTCCTCCTCCAACGCTCCTTGACCGGCTAGCAAAGATTCCAGCCGAGACTCTGACGTTTTTCTTACTTCAACTGCCGTCTCGGAATCTATAACACGCTTACAGACCGCACAAGGCTTACCTACTACCTTTTTCCATTGCGCCAACTCTTCACGAAGATTATTTATCTCTTTTTGATTAGCCCTTAACTTAGCCGCTATCGAAGAACACTCCGCCTTTAACGCCGCTACGAATCCGGATCTTTCAAAAACCTCCGCCTCAATCTTCTCCATGGCATCTTCGACTTCCTCAACCTTTTTCTTCAAATTGGACAACTCCTTTCGAACTCTCTCTAACTCCTTCTTATGATTAGAATGCGACGGTGACTTGTTAAAAAGATTTTTTCGTCGAGCCTCCAACGCTTCAATATCACTCCTTAAATGATAAAGTTCCAACTCCAACGATGACTTTTCCGTTAAATACTCCTTCTTAGTCTCGAATGCCCTCTGCCTGCAATCAGCCACCCATCCGAGTGCCAAAATTTCATCGAACACCTTCTTTTTCTCCGCATCGGTTGCCTGAACAAATCTTGACGGCAACCCCTGACCGTAACAAACGGCATTCTTAAAAATATCGAATGAAAACCCCAACTCGCTCACTATTCTAGCGTTTGTTTCTACCTGTTTTGAACCGGTGAGATCCACGTCTCTGGTTATATTACGAAACTCCACCGAATTTTCGCGGACAGGATGATTTCTAGTTCGATAAACCTGAAACTCTTCCTCGCCTTTCTGAAAAATAACCGATACCTCACAATAATCCGCTCTTCTGCGAATCACCGAATCCGGCGACACTCCTCTAAGAGTCTTACCGAACAGCGCGAAGACCAGACACTCCGCTATCGAAGACTTTCCCGCTCCATTAGAAGACGCTATCGCACTCTCCACTTCGCCCAAAATCAAATACAACCCTTTATCGTTAAACTTAAAATCGAGCCGCTCGAACGACATAAAATTCTTCGCTTCGACCTTCAAAAACCTAACTTTCATCCCAGATCTCCTCCAACGCCTTCCTCTCGATCTCCGTTAACGCCAACCTAGATGTGGACTCGAACAACACCTGGCCCGTCCTGGAAAACTTAACCCGATCCTCCTCGTGATCCACCGTCCGCTTAACGTACTTATCAATCAGCTCTTTTGGACTATCGAGTAAAAACAAAGAAGACGGATCAACATTCACTTCCTTTGCCGATTTAGCCACTACGAACCGCACATTCTCCGGCATTTCTGCTGGAAGCGCATCTGGAAAAATGCGATAATAATCTTTATCATTAAACTCTACCTCATCTGCCCGATCCCTAACAGTGATGAAAGCTGGATGTTTAAAATAAACTCTGGAAACCTTATGAGCCACACTTCTAACTCCTTCCACCTCCACAACACGAAGATCCACCCTCCACGCACTACCACCACCGCATTCATCTCCAAAATTATGAGGAATTGCCGCTCCAGGGATAAGAACGTTGTTCATCAAAAAAGGCATATGGTAATGCCCGACCACCGAAAACGCGAAATTTGCCATCAGAAAATGCGGATCGAACCCATTCTTAATCCAGAACGGCAATCCAAATTCCTCGCCTTTAACATTGCCATGTGCAACCAGAACGAACGGAGCGTCGAACTCGACATTTTTCATGCTTTCCTCCAACCACTCCTGCACCAAAGCGTCCTCTCTATACGGAAGACAGAAAAACCCCCACGTCTCACCCTGTGAATCTTTCAACTTTACAACTTCATCCAAAAAGAAGCGTCTATTCTCCGTTTTGAAATCGCCAACAAGCTCCCTAAAAGCTGAAAGAGCCGAATAACCAGACCTGGTTAAATCATGATTGCCCGAACAAGCTATGAACGGCTTCTTCAACTTCGCCAATATCTCCTTCGCTCTAGCCAACGAAACAACGTCGACTTTCCCTCTCTCTTCAAAAAAATCTCCTGAAAAAACTAAACAGTCAACTGAAGGATGATTTGCTAACTCGACGATCCTTTCCAACCGGCGCAATATCTCCAACCGTCTAGAATTATCTCCCTCTTTAAACGTGGCGAACATCCTAAAAGGATGAACGTGTAAATCAGAAAAAACAACGATCCTCATCCGTACCTCTCCTCTGCCATCTTCAAAAGAAAAAGAGCATCCGCCTCGTTGTGATTTTCTATTTTTCGGCGGAACTCTTTTTTTGCTGCTTGAAGAATCTCGACCTTAGACACATTTCCCTTTCCGACAACAAACTTTTTCAACTCCGACGGAGTGACTGCAAAATAATTCACACCCATCCGGTCGCATTCTTCCAAGACTCGTGTCGACATACCGTACAACACCTCATAGGCTGGCCCACTTTTTAGCTCATAAGGCTTCTCATAGACAACGAGTGAAACCTTTTTCTTTTTCAAAAAATCCAAAAACCAAACGCGAAAATTAAGAAAAATCATCCCTCTAGAGTCGCCTCGCCGCAGCGAAAAATCCTCAACTCCGCTTTCTCTGGTCTTGCCGTCTGAAAAAGCCCAACCTGTTTGCAGACCCAGATCAAGAGCGAAAATTCTAGTCCGACTCCTTCTCTTCTTCCGTTGCGGAACCATATTCCGATCCTCCTTCCGCTGTTAGATAAAACGACTTCTTATACGCCTCCATCATGGCATCGCCACATTCTTCCCAAACCTTTAAAAACTCCCTAGAAGTAAACCGTCTATCGCCGAACTGATAACTCCGAGAAGTTGGCCGTGTTATTATCTCCTCGTCGACCAAAAAATTCAGCAATCCGCTATGACGAGGAATGCCTCTATTGAAAAATATCTCGAACGCGGCCTTCCGGTAAGGAATCCCTATCTTGCTCTTAGTTACCTCAAGTTCTCCTTTCACCCCAACCACACGATTACCGCTTTTCAATCTTCCCTTCTTCCGCAACACGACACGAAGCCCCGCATAATACTTAGGAGCCTTGCCGCCCGCTGTGTGTGTCTTTTCTCCAAACATTACGCCTATCTTATCCCGCAGTTGATTTACGAACACCACTGCGACCCTTGTGTCGGCTATCAAATTTGTGAGGCGACGAAGACATTTCGAGATAGCTCGTGCACGAAGAGCGACCGCGGGACGAATCAGGTCCATTGACTTCTCCTCGTACGCTATGCTGGCCTCCAACGAATCCTTAACATAAAGAATGGGAACGTCACGAAAAGAATCCGACTCCCTCGCCTTGCGGCAAAACTTCTCCATATGGCTAAAGCCTTCTTCGAGAGAATCTGCTACGAAATAAATCAGTTTATTCAAATCTATCCCCAACACTTTGGCCCACCTAACGTCGAACGCTCGCTCCGAATCGTCCAACACCGCTATTCCACCCTGCAGCTGACACTCCTTGATAGACTGATACATAACAAGGCTCTTGCCGCTCTGCCACTCCCCTGAAATTTCTGAAATTCTAGACTCCGGCCACCCGCCGCCCATTGCCAAATCAAAGGCGACGACTCCCGTCGAAATACAGCGGATCTCCTCCTCTGCCCCTGAAAGATCAATTACGGAGAATTCACTGCGAAGACGTTCCAAATCATCTTCAAAACTAGCCATTAGCGTTCCGCCTCTCTCTTCAACTGCTCGATTCTAGACTTGCGAGACACCGACGGTATCGTAATAACGCCTGTTTCTTCTACGGTCTCCGCATTCCACTCCGAATCGTCTCCGATCTCATCCTCCGGTTCTTCCTCTTCTTCAACAAAATCTTCGCCTTCCAACATAGCTTTCATTTCTCCTTCGGACGGAACTTGATAAGGCTCGAACTCGTCGAGATTAATCGCTTGATTCATCACCGCAGGATCTACTGCTGAAGGATGCGCCGCAGGACGAATGGAATATCGCGTGTCAAACCTGCCTTCCCCTGTACGATTAACCTTAATATGACGACCGGTTTTAAGATCGTCAATTTCGCCATACTCCTCGTCGAGAAAAAGAACCAGCAGCGTATTGAACATCGTAATTCCGACATCCCATACCTGGACGCCCTTATCCAGCTCATTAATATCTAGAATGTTCATCGCGAACCGCTCTTTCGCTGAAAGATCCCTTGCCAGCTCCTTATCTTCCTTTCGACCGGAGCGTCTCAACTGCTCTACAAAATTACAGATGGGACAATTGGCATCCGCTCCCAACATTTTCCGACAAACCACGTGGTTGCGATCTTCGCCCACTCCAAAATGTTTCAGCACCTTCTTGAAAAACACCCTGTTTGGATCTCCTGACCAATGCGGAAGAATACGAATGACATTCTCTCCGACCTTCGGTCGCCAAAAAGACGTAGATTGACGACTCGTAAGATCTGTCAGTCTTTTGTGTTCTTCCTCCAAAAGTTCTCTTTTACTCATAATACCTCCTAAAACCTAAAATTTTAAACCTCTAAAAGGATTTACATTCATCAATTTGACGTCCACACTTCCTCTGGATCTAATTTTTTTGACGCGACCAAATAAGCATCTATGCTTGAAAGTAATGCGGCGGATGCTCCCGATTTTTTCAATCGCTCTCTAATCTTCACCGCTTCTTCCTTAGACACATCCCTAAAAAGAATATCGATTAACGCAAACTCTAAAAAATCATTCATCTTCCACCTCCACAACCCGCATTAATTCTCTAAAATTCTCATCCATCATTGGACAGTTTTCGTCAAACTCTTCGAGTTTTACAACCCTAGTCAAATGAAAAAACTCGCAAATACCTTCCTCATCATCCAAAGGCTGACAATGTTCGCAATCCCTGCACTTCTTCATTACTCCTCCTTTAAAATCCCAATCATTCTAATCGCATCGAAAAAAGGATGAGGCGTTTCGCAAATAAGCGTCACGTCCAGATCTCTTCTTTTCAACTCCTTAGCTAACGGCTCGAAAAACGAATCCTCGAACGCAACGTGCCGCCTTTCGCCCGCCTTAGTAAACTCGATGCCTGAAAAATGACAATGCAACTTACCACCTGACACCCCCTCAACCTTATCCAGAACCTCTGAAAAATCTATCTTGCCCAAATTCCTCGCATATATATGAGCGAAATCGACACAAAACCCAATACCCAGATCCTCCGCTAGCCGAACCAAACTTTCCACACTACCCCACTGCGCCAGTCTGCCAGCCGTTTCTGGTGCAAGTTTTATCCCATTCCACCCTTTACCGTTTATCTCTTCCAAAACTCGCAACAGCGATGCTCTCACGACCTCATAGACAACATTTTCATCTCTGCCATGATTGAAAGCTGGATGGAAAACGACATATTCCGCTCCTAACCTATGCGCCATTGCGCACGATTGAACCAATCGCCGAATGGATGCTTCGATTTTACTTTCTGTTAAAGACGCGAAATTTATCCAAAAAGGAGCATGAACACTAACCTTAATCCCCATATCTTCTGCCGCTTCGCCAATTATTTCCGCTTTCTGCTCGGACATTTTTATGCCATACACAAACTCAATCTCCACCGCTTCGATTCCTACATCTGCCAACACCCCAAGAGCGACCGTATCAGGAAGCGACGCGCCTGCCTGTGTCTTAACGGCGGGAAGTCCGGCTACGCCCACTCTAATTTTTCCCATCTTCCTCCATCCTCTGCTGCAACTCCTGCTGTTTCGCCCCGATTAAAATTTGAAGCTGATTAATTTTCTGTTTAACTTCGGATAACCGAGCGGCGGCCAACTCCTGATCCACAAACTGCGCCAACGTATTTAGAAACCCAAAAAACTCTCTCATTTTTTCACCTCGACATCTTTTAATTGTCATTCCTTCGAAATTTTCACGACGAACTGCAGACCCTAAACGCCGAGAAGAGCTGCCTGAATCCCCAAAGAGAAATTTTGAGCTGGCCAACCTCTTGTCCAGCGTCTCATACTTTGATTGAAGATTTCGAACATCCTGATTAATTCGTCCTACTATTATTCCCAGAACAAGAAACAACACGAACGTAATAAACCAGCTAACGGACAACGCTTCATTCATCTGACTTTTCCTTTTGAAGAAGTCGAATGGCCTCGTGTAACTCTTTCGTGATCTCATTAAAACCTGGCTCATGACCAGAAACGGCGGACAATAACTCAAGTTCAATTATCTTTGCTCTTAAAATTTCTATTGCTCGCTCGAACATTTCTTATTCCTTCCCCGCAAACCCTTCTCTCTCATATACACCTTCCACACCCCATTAGTTGACATTCTAAACCTTCGAGCTATATCAGAAAACGTCAACCCATATTCATCACGCAACTCAACTATCTTCTTATTTCTATACCGAGTAAAACCCTTATTGGCCTTCATCTTCTTCCTCCGAATACCAGCTGTCCACAACACTAACCAAAAAGCCTTTCAAATCTTCGATGTTCGAACACAGCCGACCCTGAGGTGGTGAGGGAGGAGAAAAAGCCTCGACTCTAACGAAAAGCCCATTATCGGCCAATTGAATTTGAACTCCCAAATCAAGTGGACCATAAAACTTTTTAGTCTCCATCGCTGACCCTCTCTATCATTATACATTGCGTTTTCTTATAATGTGGCTCGAACTTCCGATGAAGCCGCCTGATCTCGATGAAAAAAAAGGTCAAAAGAAGCCCCACCAAAACCCAAAAACATAACCAAGACCGATTTCTCATTTTTTCTCTCCTTTTTATTTTCTTGCATTATAAATCGTTCCTCTCTATAGATATCCCTAAGTGATTATCTGAACTGCAATTATTTTTACTATGTTCTTCAGCCACCTTCCCTTTGCTGTCGTAATAACCGATACATATCGTGTCATGTATAAAAGGCCACGACGGAAAAGGAATATGAAGAGTATTCGCATCTTCCTCTATACGAAAATTATCAAAAAATTCATGCGGAGCGCAACATCCATCCTCTAATTCGCCAATATAAATTATGGTCTTTGTCCACCTCTCGCAAATTTCACAAATTTCCTGGTCATTATAGGGTGGCCAGGAAATGAGTAAAATATCTCTATCATGATATTTCTCAACGGCCTGAATACCCCCTAATTTTTCTATTGGAAAAACGAGTTTCGCCTCTTTATGCTGAGCCGCCTCCCACGCTCCACTATCTGTAGCGACTATGTCACAACCATGAATAGTTAACGCCTTTGCCAACCATCCTGCCCCAGCCATAACCTCAAGAACTCTTCTACTGCCTATCCAATCTACAAGAAACTTCGTCCAGTGCAAATCTACAATCGCCCACATGCCTTTTGTTATACATTCACGGCGAGCTTCGAAAATCTCGGTATCATAATAACGTGATGGAGGAATACATAGAGGAAAAGAAGGAACTTCTCCTCGATCAACAAACTTTAAAAATTCTTTAATAATAATCATTCTTCTCCACTCCTAATTGACTCTTTTCTAGTTGCCACTCCTTATGAAGTCCTTGTATTCTTCGTCCATATAGGAGACGACCGCTTCCACCTCACGCCCAAGAGTGACCGCTCTAATAGTGGTAAGTAGGCTATGGAAAACTGTCTCTCGAACGTCATTCTTAAGTATAAACTTATACTCCTTGGTGGCTTCCTGAAAAATATAGCCGACACCAAGCTCATCTAAGGATTGTTGAATTTTCTCTTTTACTTCGAATACTTCGGACCTGGAAACATCGTCACTATGAGGAATAAGAGAGATTGAAATATCTTTTCTTACTTTTTCTTTTTTCCGTTTCTGGTGCTTCTCTGGTAAAAGACTCTTCAAAAACTCCAGCTCCCTTTGAGCAAGCTCTTTACATTTGGAACACCTAACCACAAATCCTTCTTCTTCTGTTGTATAAAGATGATAGCTTTGATGATTTCGCCATTCAATATATGGAGTCCCTCCACAACCATGCTCTCCGGTCTTGATATAAACAGGACAATCAACGCATTCATCTTCCGCAAACATTTCACATAATGCACAGTTCTCGCCTCCTCTATCCTCTCCTTCTCCACTAACTACCTTTTCCCATTTTTTAATTGATTCCTTTAAAGCCTTTAATGTTTTTTTATTCATTTTTCGTCCTCTTATCATGAATTAGAAGAGCCATCAGGATTTAAAGCACCAATGGCCTGAGAAGTGATAACGAAAGCCTCGCCTCGTCGCACCTTCTTTCTCGCTTCCTCAAGCGATAAGAGACCCATCATCACTCCGCTGTAC